ATTGGATTATGTTGCGAATTTACAGAATACGAAGATTTAAAAGAGTTTCAAGGTGAATATTATGATGACATAGAAGGCGATAAATATAAAGCACTTGAAGAAATAGAAAATGAAACAATTGTAATAAAAATCGAAGGAACAGAAGGATTTATTATACAAGATTTTTAAATAAATAAAAATAAATGGGAACTTTTAACAAACTAAGACATTAAATATATATAACAAACAAAAGGAAAATAAAATGATATTTGAACATGAACATAATAATTATCCGAATAATTATAAAATAATAAATGATGGTAGGACTTTAAAAGCTTTAAAAAATAGGGGATATATTGACAGCTATGACAAACAATTTAAATACATTGAATGTAGCTTTAAGCAACAATTAACACCTATTAATTATAAAAATGAAACCTATAAAATTAAATACTTTGATGGTTGTTTTAGTCCATTTATTATAAAAGAATTAAAATAAATTGGAACTTTTAAGAAACTAAGGAATATAATATAAAAAGGGGATAAATAAAATGAAAAATGACATAACAAAAAACAAAGTAAAAGAATGGTTAAAGTCTGAACATATTGATGAAGTAGATGTTGACAATGCAATAGAAGTTTTATATTGTTTAGCAAGTGGTCAATATACCATTGGAAAATTAAGAGAAGACGTGCGAAATCATTATAATAACAATTGGGAATATATGGAGGATAAATAAAATGTTTACAATATTATGGAGTTTATTTATGGGGTTGGTTTTTGGTGTGGTGGTGTTAACATTATTAACAATAATAAGATTAGACATAAAAAGAAATAAACGGGAACTTTTTTGAAACAATAACATATAATAAAAAAAGGATAAATAAAATGAAGAAATATAGAAAGGATATAAGAAAAGCATATGAACTTGTGGAAAATGCTCATGATTTAATGGAACAAGCAGAAAGAGTTGTAGTGTTTGGTAATGATAGAACTTTTAATCTTATTTCAAATATGAACTCTAAAATGGAACAATTGTTAGATGATATAAAACAAAGAATAATTATGCAAGATGTACATATTTATACTGAATTAATAAAGGGGAACAAATGAATTTAACAGAAATTAAACTTAAAGATTATTGTTGTGAAAATTGTGGGGAACAAGATAACTGGATTGATGAAGGCAAAGAAGGACACATATTAGAAAGAACATTTTTTAGAGATATATATTGTTATGCTTGTAATAATTTATCTCAATTAATAAATAAACGGGAACAAATAAATATTTAAGATGTATAAAATAAATAACAAACAAAAGGATAAATAAAATGAAAATAGCAAACTATGAAATAAAAAATAAAAGTATTAAAAAAATAGCAGAAACTTTAAGCGATAATGGATTCAATCCTCATTGGGAAAAAAATGATGAATCGGGAGATTGGTATCTTGGAATGAATGATGAAGGTTGTGAGGCTATATGTATTCCTAATCATGACGGATTTGGGGAACAAGTAGAGGATTGTTTTTTGAATGATTGTGATAAAGGTAAAGATGTGATGTGGGAACTTGGAAGATATTCAAATAGAATGATTTATGTTAAAGAACAATATGCAGAAGATATGACAGAAGAAGAAATGGATTTTTTATGTAAAAATGATGAATATTAAAAATAATACGGGTAGAGCTGATGGCTCTCACAAAACAAACAAAAGGAGGTAGAAAAGAGTGGAACTATTTAACGTAATAGCATTATTGATTGGATTTGCTTTTCTTTGGAAGTTAATTAAAAAGTTCATGCTAAATCTGATTGATAGAGAAAACGAACGATATGAAAGAAAAAAAGAAAATGATTGGAACAAATCATAAACTAAGACATATAAGATACATAACAAACAAAAGGAATATAAAATGATAAAATGGAAAAAAAGCGAATATCCAAATGTAGATGTTTTAACTGATGACAAGCTAGATATTAAGGTTCAAGTATCTTATCATAACATCGGTGGACAACCCCTTAAGATTGACAAGACATCTAGGGATGCTATAAAAAGAGCTGTTAGACAAGTGTTAGTTTTTAAATCAATTAATGATAAAAAGGAGATAAAAAATGACAGATGAAGAAGTTTTCCAACATCAAAGAGTATTAAGAGTATTCTATGAAACCATAGAAAGACTTAGAAAAGATATAAAACAATTAAGTGATGATGAATTAACAGAACTAAAAACCAAACTAAGTGAATGGTTAAAATAAAGGAGAATAGATGAAAATAGGTCAAATAAGAAAAGTGATTGGTGTTTCAGCGAATGATATCAATGACATATTGGTTGGAGCATTTGAAGGTGGCTCTAACTATTGGATTGATAAAGTAAGTGTAGTAGATGATGATTATAAAGGTGGTGAGTATGCTTCAGATGTCATTGGATTGGGTGGCGAACTTTTAATCCATACAATAGATGGTGGGAAACATAAATTAACACAAGCAATGATGTTTGATGGTATTCAAAGATATGTTGATAATGGTGGGAAACACTTTCCATTTACTGATGGAAATCCAGATGCTTATACATATGACACCATGCTACAAAACGCATTGTTTAAGGAGGTTGTATATGGATAGAGATGCAAAACTTGTTGAATGGTTAGAGGAAAATTTCAGCTTACATGATGTTGATATGATTTTTAATACATTAGATGAGTTCAGAGACTTTGACACAAAGCAAGGTGAAATTACATTTTTAGATTTTATAAATAAAAACTATTAAGGAGGAAAAATGAAGAGATTTAAAGTAACTATAATACTTGAAGTAGAAAATCAATCTGTTGAGGATATGAAATATAATGCTCAAGGCTATATTAAAGATGATATAGAAGACAATGCTCTTTATATCGAAGACATAAAGGAGGAGGAATGAAGATTACAATACCAATAGGAGAAGAAGATATTAGATTGTTTCAAGAACTAATATATTATGGTAGAGAGCCTTTTGAATGGAGGTTTGATGGTGTAGACATTGAATTTGTAAGAGAGGAGGAGGAAGAATGAGTTTTTTTGAGTTCATGATGTGGGTATGTGGAGCTAGAATAATAGTGATAATATATAATAAAATAAGAGGATATTAAAATAGTTGGGAACTTTTTGGAAACATAAACATATAAGATATATAACAAACAAAAGGAAGAATAATGAGTTTTAACAAAGATGCATTGATACACAAGTTACAAGAAGATAGAGATAGATATAGACAAGCCTATGATATATTAATGGATTATTGGGACTTGTTGCCCGAAGAAGCATTGCAAGAAATACATAAAGAACTAGCCAAGATAGGCTTATAACAAACAAAAGGAGATAGAAAATGGGTAAAATAAAAAACCACTTACAAGATTGGCTTGAAACATACGGATACAGACTAGGATATGATATATCAAATGCTCCAGACTTACCAGATTTATGGTGGGTAGCTGATGGTAACGTAGATTCACAAACATATTGGGAGGGCAAAAATGAAGAATGAGATTGAAGTGTATTATCAACGTGTAAAGAAAGCACTATGCAGAATAGAAGTATTGCAGACCATTGCATCAGTTCTTGTGGTGATATCAATATTCCACTTCATTACACGACCAAAAGTGATTCATAAAGACGTGGTCAGATATAAAACAGAATATGTTGATAAGGTGGTCAAGGTAGATAAGATAGTAGAGGTTGAAGTAGAGAAAATAGTGGAGGTTGAGAAGATAGTAGAGGTTCCAACCATAGCTGAACAGACTGATGATGATTTAGAGTTTGGAGAAATGTTTAACAAGGAACGTGAACGACTAGGAGCAAACCAAATTTTTCTATGGCGAAACAAATACTATTCAACAAACTATGAAGAAGAATAATGGAGAATCTGATGCTCAAATTAAAATGTAAAGACTGCAAAAATACAGAGCTTTGGAGTTTCTCAGAACTAGAGTATATTGACAATCATCCAATCGAATGCACAAAATGTGATAATGATGATATGGATATAACAATAAAGGAGATGAAATGAAGAAAATAGTAGTTAAATATATAATAGAAGTTCCAGAAAACCATATTGATAAGGTTTGTAGGAAAGCTAGATGTGGGAAAAGGGACTTAGAAAATGATATAAAAGAAATGGCTGAGGTGTCGGGAAGACATAGAGTATATGAGTTTATTCAGCCTTTCACAGAAGCAAAAATAGGAGAGTTAAATGAACGGGAAAGGGGATAAATGGCGAGGAGGTTGGTCAAAAGAATATGAAAGCAACCATAATGATATATTTAAAAAGGAGAAACAAATGATTAAAGTAATTGTTGAAGATTATAATGGAGATTATTTATGTAGCTTTGATTCTAAAGAAGTAAAGAATCTAAAGAACTGCGATATTGCAGACATAGATACAGATGAGAATGGTATTAAATATATTAGAGTTCAATTAACGGAGGATAGAAATGAATAAAGAGTTAATAAGAGAAGCAGTCTATGGATTCATAGCTTACTACACAACAGATGAACTTGAGAGGCTAGACCTTAGATTTGTAGCAGATAAATATGTAGATGAAGAATACGAAACTAACCCAAGAGGAGAAAAGTAATGGATTATAAAATATCACAAGCACTGAACGACCTTAAAAACTTTTATGGATTAGAAGACTTTAAAGAGGTTAATTTAAATATGGTAGATGTAACAAAACCATTTATTAGATTCAAATCTGGAAATGATAATTGGATACTAAAACTCAGCAAGATTGTAGAAGAAGGCGAGAATGGTGTCTTATAAGTGTGAGAATAGTGTGAGAATAAGAAGAGGTATAAAAAATAATAAAAAAAACCTTGACTTATTAATGTTATCTGAAGTAATCTTTGCTAACGTGAGGCAAGGAGAAATAAGATGAATGATAATACGAAGACATTTCTACTCAAAGGCATACCAGAATCAGTATGGAGAGAGTTTAAAATTAGATTCTTACAAGACGGATTCAATACTTACAATGAGGCTTTGATAGATGTGATTAAACAATACACAAAAAAAGGAAAATAAAATGAAATTGCCTATAGATTTTGAAAAGATATACCAAGACTATATTGATTCAGAAAACGAGAAAAATAGGAAGGAACGATACGAGGGTAAAGAAAGTTTTTATAGAGCCTCTAGCAGTGGTTTTTGCTCTAGGAAAATATACTTTGAATCGGTTGCACAGATTGAACAAACAAATCCAGCTCAACCTAAAGGTCAAAGGATTATGAGGCTTGGAACAATTGTTCATGACGATTTACAGAACGCACTCGTATATAAAGATAATATTATTAATAAAGAAATTAATAATAAAGAAAAAGAAATTAAAAATAAACAAAAAGAAAGTTTTCACATTGAGGGTAATGTGGAAATAAAAGAACTTAATGTTAGAGGTCATTATGATTTTGTTCTTGAAGGCGATAAGGTTTACTTGTTTGATTTCAAGACTATTGCTAGTTGGTCTTACTCTAAGAAGTTTGGAAGGAGTAAAGAGTTTGACCCGTCTATTCACCAAGAATTACAGCTTGGAACTTATGGCTATGCTATAAAAGAAAAGTTTGGAAGACTTGATGGTATGTTTCTTGTGTATTACAACAAGGACAATTCAATGATGAACTCTATTGAGATACCAGTGACTTATGTGAACAGAGCATATAATTTCTGGTATAACATTAACGAAGAACATAAACGAGGATTGCCAGACTTTAAGAAAGGAGTATCTCCAGTTCAAGATTGGAATTGTAGTTACTGCCCTTACTTAGACCATTGTAATCCACCAAACAAAAAAAGGAGATAAGAAAATGAGTGATTTTCCACTATTTGAAAAACTAAATAAAGTAGATGTTAATAAACATAAAAAGCAGAAAGGTCAGTTTGATTACTTGAGTTGGCCACTAGCTGTCAGAGAGTTGCTGAAGGTTTGTCCCGATGCTACTTGGCAAGTGCATGAATACCAAAACGAAGATGGCTTGACTGCACCTTTTATGACAACAAACGCAGGTTGCTTTGTTAGAGTATCCGTTACATGTGATGAGGTTACTAGAAGTCAAGTTCATCCAGTTACTGATAACAGAAACCAAACAATTGCACAACCTACTGCACAAGACATTAATACATCAATACAAAGATGTCTAGCTAAAGCCATTGCATTGCATGGACTTGGTTTGTATATCTTTGCTGGTGAGGATTTACCAGAGCCAGATGGATTAAATAGCAAGCAAAGAAGCGAGCTACTAGCTGTTGTTAAGAAACTTGACAATAAGTCGCTAGAAAACGATATATTGCGTAAAATGGATGACTTACAGATTAATGTAAGGAACTATGAAGCATCTATCGAGAAACTAAATGAAATGATAAAAGATAAGGAGAAAAAATAATGAGTATAACAGACGATATGTTTGACAAAGCTGTGAACGAAACAAGTTTTGCACTACCTACAGAGGACAAGCCTAGGCAATCAAAAGGTGATAAAAAGCATCCACTAGTGAGTGGTGACTATGTTGGCCACATAACACAAGTAAATAGCAAGGTAGTTGATGTAAAGGGTGGTGAATACAAAGCAAGAGTCTATGACTACTTTGTTGAGGTTGCTCCCGAAAACAAGGACAACAAGTATACTTACACAGACTACAAATCAAAAGATGTTGTAGGTTGTGATGGAAGTAGTTATGTTGGTTACAAGTTCAAAGGTTCTGCGTTCAAATATCTTGAGCCTGGAAAAGATGACAAGTTTAAATCAAGAACGGAGTTCAACAAATACTATCTATGGTTTTGTGAAGCATGTGGTATTGAATGCAAAACAATTACAACCGAAATAGATGGTCAAGATGTTGAGGTTAAAGAACTACCAGTGATTGACATGGAAGAGCTTGTTGGTACACCCGTAACAGCTGTTGTGGGACAAGGCAAAACATGGACTGATAGTGATGGGAACGAACGAACACCATGGGTTGTTAAGTTTGTTAGACCTTGGGCAGATGGAAAGAAGAAGGAGATGAATGATGCAGAAATACCGTTCTAGGATTAATTCATTCAAATCAGTTATGATGAAAGGTGCGTATTTGTTAGGTATGAAACCTAAAAAGATAGCACGTAAATTTAATGTATCTTTGGCGAGTGTATACAGACACATTAAATAATAAATTGGGAGAGTCTAAGTATCGTGAGAGCTTAGATGCAGAGGTGTTTTTCTGGACAACCCTAGAGTCCTTTCCTTTTCATCTCAGCAGTGTTAACTCTCCCAAAAAATTGACTCCAGAGGAAAGGCTTAGGAGATACATTGAACTAAAATATGGAAAAATAAATGTTCATAAGAAGAAAAAAAACGTCGAAAAGAAATCTTAAGCCTTTTCAAAGGAGTTACAGTAAAGACTTTGGTCCAGTATTAAGTTTTTGGGATATATTTTTACTGTTAATTTTGATAGGAATGTTTAGTTTTGTAGTATATGGCATAATAAACACAATAAGGATATAAAAATGGATTGGGATGACGTAATGATATATAAAGAAATGGCATTTGTATATATAGTAAATGGTGAAAAGTTCTTAAGTAAAGAAGAAGCGAAAGAATATTTATCAAAAAAGATAAAGGAGAATAAAGATGAAAAATAAGACATCATATTTATTGTTAGCAGTGATTGTATGTATTGGTATTATAGCCACAGGATGTAGTGCTAGTGGTAGCGATACTGCAATAAAGGTTGTTGAAGAAAAACCAGCACCGACTGTTATAGAAGTGGAAACTGTTGAGCCTACAGAGGTTCCAGTAGAAGAAATTGTTGAGCCAGTAATTGAAGAAGTTCCTGCTGAAACAATTGAAGAAGCACCACTTGACGATGAAGATGAAGACGAACTGTGGGTTGATTAATTATTATAGTTATCAGCCACTATAATAGATGTGTGGGGTTGATTAATTTTGACCCCACATACAATAAGGAGAAAAAATGTTAAATAGTATAATAATGAAACTATCCATTGTATTGGTTCTTTGTGGGGGTATAGCATGCTTGTTATATTTTACAGACCTAGGAGCTTTGCTCAATGGTGAGGTTGAAAAAAAAGTTGAAGAGTTGAAAGAAAAAACAGAAGAAAAGATAGAAGAAAAAAAAGAAGAAGTAAAAAAAGAAGTTGAAAAAGTAGAAGATAAAATAGATGAACTTAAAAAAATAAAAATTAAAGATATAATAAAATAAGGAGATACGATGGGAAGAGCAATTGATGTAGATAAAAGATTAGATAAGTTAGAACATAATGTTAGAGAGCTGTTTTTAATACTTGAAGAGCTTAGCAAGGTAAACACAACAAAGGAGAACATAGACCTACATGAAGCAACTAAAGAAAAAGAAACCAACAATGAAGGAAATGGAAAAAGTAGTGGGAAATCTAATAAGGGAAAGTCAAATGCTAAGGCTAAGTCTAATGAAGACGCAGGAAGTTCTAAGTAGTTATATTGATTTCAACAAGCACACAGAACAATTCACAAAACATGTGAGGGATAAAAATGAACAAGAAAATAACAGAGATAATAAGAAACACATTAGTAAAAAATAACTGGGGCTTATACTTTAAAGGGAAACCTTTAATGGAAATGCCAGTAAATGGTGAGGCCAGCATTTACAAGTTAAATGAGGTGCGTATTGATGAATTAGAGGGGGCATTATCGGAAGAGTTCAATAATATTATTGAGGAAATTAACCAGCAAGGAGAAACCGAATGCCAGAGGGATATCAAGACAAGTTCAGAAGACAGGTAGAAAACTCATCAGAGTTGATGTATATTCGTAAGATGAAAACTTTTTACGAATCAACCCTACAAGATTTGAGCAAAATGATTGGAGAAACAACAGAGTTTAATGTTGTGGTTACAATGAAATTGCTATCAAAGATTGAAGAAAGGTTGTCTGACTTTGAGGAAAAAGAAAAGAAAATAATGCAAAAGTATAGAAATTTTTCTGAAGTTATATTAGTATAAATAGTCAGAAAATATAAAAAAGGAGATAAAAAATGGAAACAACTATGCCCTGCGATAAGGGCCTTGAGAATAGTGTCTTAGGAACACTGATTCTCTACCCAGAAACATATAAAGACATTCGTGACTTTATAATTGAGGATGATGTTTTTTACCAAAAGAAAGCAAAGCTCTTATGGAAAAAGCTTAAAACAATGATTGGTAGAAAAGACTTTATAGATGTCAAGACAGTTATAGCATCACTTAAAGAAGAGGAAAAACTGGGAGGGCTTTCTCATATGTATGTTGTTGATTGCACTATTGCGGCAGGACTCAGCAGTGCAATTTCAACTTATGCAAGAAAGCTTTATGAGAAGTATCTAATGCGAAGGGTGATAGAGGAAACCAATAAGGTGCAGAACTCTGCCTCGAATAGTGGTGAGGATACATACGACTGTATAGTTAAAGCACATACATTGTTTTCAGAGCTTATTGAATTAAATCCAACCAAAGAAAAAGAGTCAATTGATTCATTGCTCATTGATGCAGTCCAAGACATACAGAGCAAAGAATTAAATCTTATCAAAACTGGATATGATGCTATCGATAAATTTGCAGGAGGTTTAACGAGGGGTGAGATTACAATTATTGGAGGCAGGCCTGGGCATGGAAAAACTACAATGATGGTAAATATGCTAGCTAGCCTAGTAGGAAATGGCTATAAAGTAGCTTTATTTAACCGAGAATTGCCCAATATAGAGGTTATAAAGAAGTTAATATGCCTAGAGTCACAAAAACTATCTTACTCCCTTATACGTCAAGGTATTCATAGCAAAGATTCTTTACAGCAATTGGAAGAAGTTAGAGAAATAATCAAACATAAGTACAATGAAGACAAGTTTTTGATGTTTGACAACATTAGAGATTTTGCAAAGACTTCTGCTGAAGTTAAAAAGTTTAAGCCAGATATTATTATGGATGATTATATACAGCTTGTATCACCAGATGGCAAGATACCAGAGAGAAGATTGCAACTTGAAAGACTTGTTAATGATTACAAGTGGTTGGCAAAGCAGATGAAATGTGCAGTAATACTAGCATCACAGCTTAACCGTGGGATAGAGTCAAGGCATGGTGCATCAAGACCACAGCTGTCAGATTTAGCAGAGAGTGGAGCAATAGAGCAAGTGGCAGAAAATGTTTTCTTTGTTTATTATGATTACAAGATTAATGGAGAAGATGGTAAGGGTAAGAACATTATAACATTTGTAGCTAGAAAGGTTCGTTATGGCGAGACAGGTGAATCAGACCTTGGATATAATGGTGATAAGTGTAAGATATTTAATAGTTATGATGGCTTTATGAACTCAATACAGAGAAAGGAGATGATGGATGAAAAAGAACTCCCGTTTTAAATATATAGGAATTGACCCAGGTAAGTCTGGGGGTATAACAGTAATGCAAGGCAAAAAAATAAAAACTTATAAATGTCCCCAAAGAACAGAAGATATGTCAATATTATTTTCTTTAATCATTGGGGACACCTCCTCCTATGATGTTAAGCTTTTAATGGAGAGAGTATGGGCAAGGCCTAATAATGCTGTAAGGTCAGCCTTTGCCTACGGTGTTAATTATGGGCAATGGATGGGGATTATTGCGTGCCATGAGGTTCCATTACAGACATGTTTACCTAATCAATGGATAAGTTATTACAAATGCGATAAAAGCCTTGAATATCAAGAACGAAAAAGATGGTTAAAGAAAAAAGCTAAGTCTTTATACCCTAATCTAAACGTAACATTAACCACAGCAGATTCAATATTAATTGCTGATTATGCAATGAAGGAGCATTTTAAAAATGAAGAATGAACTTGAGTGCAGTATATGTGACTCGCCTATGGATGAGGATGAAGGTATTGTGGGTGAGTTTGGTATATTACCAGTTCAATTTTGTTGTTGGTGTTACTCGTCTTTAACAGATATGGTAATACAGATGCAGGGGTTTGATGACATAGAATTATTACAGGAGAGAATTGATTACATTAAAGAAGATAGTTGAAGTATTTGGTGAAGCTAATATATATCAAGGAGGTAGATGGGTGCCAATAACAGAAGAAGTACAGCAAAAGTTTGACCATGACTTAGAGTTTGGTAGGCTTGGTGAAAACTTTGTAGAAAGCATGCAGAGTGAAAATACCAAGATTGAGGTTAAGACAGAACGAGATATATGGAAAACAACAGGGAATATTGCAATAGAGATTAGATGTAGAGGTAAAAAGTCTGGGATATCTGTGACAGAAGCAGATACTTGGATTCATCTTCTTAGTTATAAAAACAAAATTGAAGGTGGTTTTATCTTTAGCACTAAGTATTTAAAGGATAAGATTGTTGAGATGCATAAAAATGATGAACTTAAATTAGTAATGGGTGGGGATGATAATATGTCTCAAATGGTGCTTATACCTATAAAAAAACTATTTACTAAATAGAATATTTTTTACCGTAAATACCATATTTGTTCCAATACTTTTCGTTATTTATAACTTTATAAAATTTTCTGAGCAAGTATTCGTATTGTTTTTCACTTTTAAGTAGCTCATCAAGACCTTCTTGTCCATATTTTCTTCTTGTCCACCTTATAAGTAAACTCTTTTTAGATATTGTTTTGCCATCAGATGTAGTATCAGAAACTTTTAAAGGATTCATAAAGCTTACAGATTGCTTGATACGTTTAATTGCGTCTTTATGCCTTTGTGTTGGTGTTGTTCCTGGGAACTCTGAGTTCTGCATTATATCTGCATAAGCAGCAAAAAATGTTTTTGCAATATCTTCCTCAGTTCCAAAATATATAGCCTCTTTTAAATCCCTATTGTAGTAATTCTTTGTAAATGTATCACCTCTATTTTCAATGCCATAATCATCATTGAATTGAGACATTCTTGCGTTCATCTTTCTTGCAAGTTCCCACTCTGGAGATTTAGCGTTTCTTTTCATTTTGTCTGCTTGTGCATATAAAACAACTGATTGTTTTGCAAACTCATCGGCAGCTTGTAAAATATTTCTTTTTCCTGTAATTGCATTATATGTAGCTTCAGCTCCCAACATCAGATTGTTAAGCACAACTGGTTTCATTAGGTTTGATGTAACCCCTCTATCATATGGGTCATATATAAAGCCTGCTAAACCAAGCATCTCAGAACGATTAATATAAAAGAATGCTTCTGCTAATTTATCATTAGATGATTCTGGGCTTTCCTCATTAAAAAGTTTTTTATACATAGCATACAATCCCATACCACCTAGATAATGCCCTATCGTTGCTCTGGCCAAAGGTGCAATATTTCCACGAAGAGCAGGCTTGACATAGTTTTGAACAGTATCATGAGTTGTAGAGTAAGCTATTCTTTGGAACAATGTCAAAGGTCTACCAACATTACTTGACATCCATAATGGTAACTGTCCTACTGATGTCCCCCCTTGCGTTGATATATGAGAGTAGTGCTCAACTTGTCTTAGTATTTCTTGGTATCGTTTAAAATCTGCCTTGTTACCTATTTCGCCTTTTAAAACCAAAGCTATATCTTTTTCACTTAATTTGTACATGTCCTTTAAAACTCTTGTAGCATTATTTTTTGAGCCTGTTACACCAAAAACATCGTGACTACCTTTTAATATACCAAGTTGTTGAGAGAAGTACATTTTACCAGCTTCCATCGCAGCTATTCTGTTGTAGTTTTCAGTAAGCTCCATCAAGTTTCCTCTAAACAATTTTTCCATTGGTATATAATCTGAAATTTTACCCTTACCGTCTGCACCAAGTTCAAGTGTTTTAGGTGTATATCCAAGTGCCCCAGACTCTCTTCCTTTTTTCCATCCTGCATAAGTCAATGCCTTTGCATAACCTGCCATAGTATTGTAAAGACCAAATGATGCAAAATTACGAGGAAGACCAATTAATATGTTTTTAACACCAGATGTTGGGGATGACAGTCCAATAGCGGCAGATACAGTAGACATATCTTGAAGAATGCTTTCATATCCTTTAGTCTTACCATCCATACCAATAAGTCTTCTTATGGCACTATCTGCGTATTTCCCTAAACTATTATTTTTTAATGCTAAATTAAACCTGTCTAAACCAGCCTCATTAAGGCCATATTTTTTACCCAACCCTGTATATTCTGGAAAATGTTTTAAGGTAGCAAGATACTTAGACATGCCTACAATATAAGGCTCAATTGTATTTTGCATTTTATGCTCATACGTTCTAATTATTTTTTTCTGACCACTAGGTGTTGTTATCTCTATAAAAGCATCCAGCAAAGGTCCACGTTCTTTTAAGTAGTTACTTTGAACAAGATGGTGTTGATGTGTCATTATGTTAATTAGATTTTCAGCTGTCTTATCTCTAAGTCTTTTACCTTCAACACTTGTTGGGTCAGTCAATTTTTCATAATAATTTTTATATTGCTTGCTATTTTTATCTGAGTATTTATCACCAGCCATTGTTTTTGCCTGTCTTTTAACAGCAGCATCTAAATCTTTCAGTAAGACGCTTTGGTCTTTACTTGATATTAAATATTCCCTAGCTTCTTTTGTTAGCCTTCTTGTAAAATAATCTCTAACAAATTTATTACTAAATTCTTTTTTAAATTTTGCATATTCTTTAGGACTATATAAAACTTTAGCTTCCTTGGCTAGTGAGTTCCAGTAAAACTCAGTCAAACTACGCAACTCTTGCTTAGCTAAATAAGCATTAGAGCCTTCATGTTTACCAGTTTTTGTATTAAATTTACCTTTTTCAATAGAGCCATAAAACTTAGCCTCAGCTGCTGTCAATGCTGGAGCATTCTTATCCTTCATGTAAGCCTTAACCATATCTTTATCCATCATCCAAATATGTTCAACATCTTTTTTAAGAAGCTCTCTTATTCTTGCAGCCTTTGCATCACCTCTACCTTTATATTCATTAGTATACGTAACGTCAAACTTTATAAATTTATCAGCAATCTTTTTTCCAGCTGGGACACCAGACTCTCTTAACATATAGTATACAGGTAAGCCAAACTTTCTAGCCAAGTTTCTAGTAACAGGGAAATTACCTAGCTCTACGATTGAATTAAAAGTGCTTTCAAACCCTTCTGCTTTAGCAGGTCCTTTGTCATGCTTTTCAACAAGATATTTAAAATACTCTCTATTTTGTGGAGTAAGTTTACTTACATCACCAGTGCCCTCACCTAACAACCTAACAATGCTTTGTTCCTCTAGTTTAGATATGTTACGGTCCTTGGCGTAATTTTTTATATCTAACTTTTCTTTCCCAGATTTATACATAGACTCAACACGTTTAGCCCACTCTCTCATACTAGTTAAGCTTAAATCTTTGCTTGAACGAGCACTTAATTGAGAAGTGGTCTCAAGACCTGCACCACCTTTTTTCTGTATTCCAAACAATGATTTTGGTATTCCATGCATATCCCTAATTGCATCTATTTCTGTTTTTGTATAGCCCATTTCGTTTTCAAGCTTTCGTTCATACTTATTAGCTATATAATTAGCATTAGATTTATCTTGTATTGTTTCTTTAGATTGATTTCCTTTGCTATCTAGCTTGTGATGAATCTTACTTCTTTCAATGGACTTGCTGACATCTCCTTTAGCTCTGGACATTATCCAAGAAATATCTTCTTTTGTCCCTACATCTAGGACCTCACTTGCTCTTTTGAAGAAATCTTTTGCAAAACTTTTAGATTTAGATATTAAAATCTTGTCCTTCATTTTGCCTGTAGCAAACTCGTTTATTCTTTTAGTTAACATGTTTTCTTGGGCAGTTCTAAACTCAGCATCAGTCTTATAGTCTTTTCTTTTAATGTCTTTAGCAAACATTTTAATACCTTTATCAATTATAGACTTATCTTTACTTGTGCCTAATTGCTTTAATATACTCACAACATGTTTTGATATTTCTTTGGGCACAGAATCAATCTTTGTTCTGCCCTCTAATATGCTTGTAGTTTGCTCAACGACTTTGTTTAATACTTTGTCTGCTCTAACCTTACCAATATCTTTATCTAAATTATCTTTTAATTTTTTATAAGACTCTACATCTTTCAGATACTCTGCTTGAGCCTCTTTTTTCTCAACTTCTTTTTGAATTTTTTGTTGCATTCTTTGCACTTGTGCTTCTGTAACAGGCTTTTTTAAACTAGAAAAAGCAATTGGGTCTTTAACACCAGATATGTATGCCAATGGAGTGTCGTTCTTTCCAACAACTATAGATTCTATTGTCCCTGCAGACTCAACCTTCTTACCATCTTTGGAAACAGTTTCATACTCAACAGTTTCACCCTCTTTAAACTTAGACTTTTCCTTTAGCTGTGGAGACATCTTTTTAAATCCTGCATCTGCCTCTCCTTTTTTCCTAATATTATAAGCCTCAATTCTTGTTGCTAAAGTGTTTCTAACTTCAGGGTTGCTCAAGTCATATCTTTTGCCAGTCTTAGGGTCAATAGCATTTAAATCAACAATAAAGCTACCATCTTTCTCGACATTCATTTCTTTTAATTTTTTCTCAGATACTGGCTCAACTTTTGGTTTAGGTTTTAAAGGTATTGGTTGTTGAGCAGGGGTTTGAGCACTTAATGATTCAAACGATGCATCGAAACTTTCTTCTATTTTGTTTAACTTTTCTCTTAAAGCTTTGACTGATTTTTTTTGTTGTTGAGTTACATTAAATTCAACTCCAGAAATCTCACCTTTTTCACCTTGCCTTAAAACTTCCTCAGCTAATTTAATTGTTTGAACAGCCTCAGCAATTGTTTTACCACTACCCTCTATCTTCTTAGGGTCACCAGACTCTATTATCTTATCAACTTTATCAAGTGATTTACCCAGCTTGGTGAGCATATTGTCAACTTCTTTAGCAGAACCAAGGTTTCTATTGATTTCTGCCTGCACTTCTTTTGTGTCAACATTATAATCTTCTAAATTCTTTTTAACATTCTCTAAAGACTCATTTGTCTTATTGGTCTCTTTATTATAACCCTTTCGTATTTCATCACGCCATGCCTTTGTATGCTCTTGAATAGCTTTACCTAAAGGAGTCTCTGCAATTTTTTCTGCAGCTTTTTGTTTACCAAAGCCATATGTTTTTAAAGCACCAAACATACCAATATTTCTAGCCCAAGCTTTTAGAAAGTCTTTACCAGCGACATCTTCTCCAGCATTAATTCTGTCAGCCATTTCACTTGCTGTAAACACAGTTGACTCAGCTCCTACTTGTCCAGGAATACCATAACCAACCCTCGCTTTTAGCCAGTCACCTTTTCCTAAAGGTTTTTTACCACCAGCTTTTAATATCTCAGCTGCCTTAGCACCCATACCTCCACCAATACCACCTGTAATAGCACCTAGTGCGGCTCCATGCCACAATCCATGTACAATACCATCCATAGGATTGTTGCCTTCAATCTTAGACTGTACACCACCAATTGCAGCTTCATATAATGCCAATGTAGGTGCATTGCCTGCAGCACCCATTAATGCTTTATCTATTTTTGTTAAATTAGGAATAAAATTCTCTGGTAGTGACTCACCTGTTTTTAGTGCATTGTCAACAGTTTTCTTGCCGAACTTTTTATATGCTTTGTTTTTTACAAGTTTTTGCCCTAAGCTACCAGCAACAGCCTTACCAGCAACTGTTCCAACTTTCATTGTAATAATATCAAGAGGCATAAAGAAAGACATGAGGCTTGCACCTATATCTTCAAGAACTGTAAAATCTGTTTCGTCAACATTGTAACGTGCAGTCCCTGTAATCATTTTTTCAGTTAAACCTGTTAGGGAGCGAGTATAGGATGCTTTCATCCAATCTGGAGAGTCTTCGTTAATCCAAAGGTCAGCCCAACTTTCAAGAGTGCTTAAATCATTTTTACCGTCAAGAGCTTCATCTGGGACAAATTGATTGTCAGGGCTATTGTAGTCATATTCTTCTGGAAGCATTCCACTTCTTGCAAGAGTGGATTCAAGCAGTTGGTCACTCATGTTTCTGTAATGAGCTGGTGAGCTTGGAGAGTTTCTAACTCTGTCTAAATATTTTTTATAATCTATATCTGCCATCTTTAGTCAAAAGGATTTAGATAGTAATCAAGGAAGCTTGCAACTCTATGTAAGCCAGTTCCAATATCTTTTCCTAACTCAGGACCCAATCCTAATGTGTTTGTAAAATCACCAAAATCTCTCCTAAAGTCTTGTCTGTCTCTTTCACCGCCGAAAGTAATAATAGTCCTATCACCATTTTCTAACCAAGGCGTTTCATCTAAAGCTATTGCATCTAAAAGAGGTGCAAGCTCATCTTTAATTTCACGGTATGTAGAACCGTATGTAGGAGAAGATGCTGTATTAACAACACGAAGATTGTCTGCTAATATTGCAGATTCTTGAGAACCAAATCTATCGTTTAAATCTGATTTTAAATTGTCTGTTGTTACTGTATATGTCGTATCAATCCCTTCTAATAAATCATAAGTTTTATTAAATTGTATTAGCTCAAGTTCACTCATGTTTTCAATATCTGCAGCAGTTGTGCTTTCTAATATATTTTTTAAAGAATCTGTGTATATTTTGTTTTCGTTTGTATCTAAATTAGATAGAGAATTAATAGCACTTTGCATTTCTCTATTTGCAGATAACGCAGCTAAAACATCATCAATTTCATTTTCAGGGATTATTTCGCTGTTAGAGCCCCACACAAAATTTCCATTTTCAAATCTTATTGTATCATTTAAAAGTTTATCTTCATAGTTTGCGTATTGCTGTTCAGCCAACTTAATTTCCTCCCTTTTGCTGTTTTCTAAGCTCTAATAAATTGTCTAAATTTTCATAGTTACTGCCTTCTAAAGAAATAATTTCATACAGTTTGTCAACTGAAATAGGCAATGCACCGTATGTGCTTGCATAGCCCCCTTGATTATACGCTTTTGCCCAATTGTCTCCATGCTGTTTAATTAATCCATTTATAACTGCCAGCTTTTCTTTATACCATCTATCACGACCACTTTTCTTAACAGTCTCTATGTCACCTTTTCTTGTGATATCTTTTACCCACTTAAGTCTATTTGTGTCTTTATATCCACTTTTAATATAGTCCACAGTTTTTGACATTTGTTCAAAGTTGGTATCAACGTCTAAATCTTTATATTTATTTTGTGCTTTATAAGCACGCTTCTTTAACTCTTCTATATTTTTTTGCTCTACTTCTGACTCTTTATCTTTTATTCCACTATAGCCTAAATTATCCAAGCTATTATATACACCAAAAGTATTTAAAATTTTATTTTGTTTTTCAATATCTTCGTCTAACTGTATTTGTTTAAGCTCAATAGGCTCCCAAAAATGTGAGGCAATTTTATTTCTGTCAAGTGCCTGTCTATATTGTTCGCTATCTTCTCCAAATTCGTTTTTAATAGCATTAAGCTGACCTTTAGTTAGCCACCATTCACGAGGAATAGTTACTAAATCACCCTTTCCAACGGCAACATGAGCAGGCATTGCGTTTCCACTAAAAAGAAGCTCAATTTCACCTTTGCCTACATCCACACGACCTAGCTCTAGTAAATTTTTACCACTATTATATGCATTAACATTTTCTGTAAGAGCATTGTTTGTTTGGGCAATTTGTGTTTTAGTGATTTGTTCTTTTGCTGAATTTAAGTTTTGAAGTGCTTGGTCATCACCATTTTTAACAAGACCACTCCAAGCCTGGTATTCAAAGTCATCAATCTTTCCATCTTGCGAAAACCCTTTCAATATATCATTCATATAAAACTGGGTGTCTGCCATGCTCATTGATATACTGTTAGGTATTCTATCGTAGAACTTGGCACCAAAGTTTCTAACATGTGCACCATAATCAGATATGGTTTTTTTCATATTCTCGGTTTGCCATGCTTCATACTTTTCAAATTCATTAGTTCTGCTGGCCACCAATGGGCTTAATTCTTCGTTTTTTATGGCATCTTGATATGCAAGGTCCCTGTTAATAAATTGAAGCTTTTGAGAGTCATTATCTAACGAAGAATATTGATACATATCTGTAATAAATTGTTCAGACGTTTCAGAAAACCCTTCCCACTCCTTCATTCTTGTGTCAAACTCAACATTCTCGTTCATCTGACGAGTCATTTTTTCTTTTAAAGTGTTATATATATCTCTTGATTCGAGGTCGTATTTATTACCTCTTTCATTGTAGAACTTATCTAGTTTTGCTATGGAGTCTTGTATACCTCTATTGTCAAATTCAGTTTCAAAGCCTTTTGTTATGGCATCAGCCATTCTAATGAAATGCTCTCTTCTGCCTTGTTTGCCTCTTTCAGCAAGTGTTGCAATATCAGTTCCGTACTGTGCCAGCCGTGTTATAATATCCGCTGTTTCTAATCCCATTGAACTCCTTATCCTACGTTTGACATTAATTCTTGCCAACCATATATTGTGTCCATTACATCTGAAGTTGCCTGACCTTTCATTTTTTCAATATCTGCAAGAAGGTCTCCGTATCCACCCTGATACAATCTTTCTGCTCCAGATAACCCTGACTGTCTTCCTGCACTTCCAGCAAACCCACCTGTTGAAGCCCCACCTAATGCTTTGCCTTTTCTTTCAACAAGCTCTGCTCTTTCAGACTCTTCATATGGAGAGTAATATGCACCAGTTGTTTTCTCAATCATCTCAGGGGTTAAAGCTTTTAATTCTGCAGGACTAATAGACTTATCATAACCTGTAGCAGAACTTAAACCTAATGCAAGGCTTTCAGGGTCAAAAACATCTATAAATGGCAATATTCCTTGCGACGGGTCATAACTATCTCCATGTCGAAACCAGTGCGTACCTCCCATATCACCGCCAAACTCTGAAGAAAAACTACCTTCGCCTGGTTGCGACATGTGAAGCTCTATTCCTTCTGGACCCCAAACCATATGCACGTCATCAACGCTTTGTCCAGTATAAGTTTCAAAATCCCCTAAATCAATTCCAGGAATTTCAGAAATATCAAACTGAGTTCCTTCGTAACCTCCCCCCAAAACATTAGAAAGTGCACTCATAATAGTTGGGCTAATGCCTGAATATTGATATCCTGGTATGTTAAAACTGCCATCATCCCCAGCTCCTGCTCCATACCATTCAAAAGAAAATGGGTCTATTGGTGTTATATATGGGTTATGTCCTGGTACGTGCATTAATATCCTCCGTATGGGTTTCTAAATGTTGGTCTCTCAAGCCTTCCCATTCCTGGCATGCTTGGTCTCATTAACTGAGGACCTAAAATTTTAAGTAAATTATTAATCATTGGGTTTTGGAATAATTTATTGTTAAGCAATCCTTCTGGAATAAGCTTTCCAAGTTGTGTTCCTTTTATAATATTTTGTCCATAACTTGTTTTTTTTGCAAAGTTTTCTGCAGCTGCGTCAGATATTGGAACATTTATTCCGAAAATATTTGTAGCAGCAGGGTCATAAACTTGTGGTGCTTCAAATCCGCTTTGAAGAGTGCCTGTTCCTGTATATGCTGTAGGGTCTGTATACCCTGCTTCGCTAAGAGTCCCGCCTGTTTCAGTCCATGTTCTTTCTATTGGAAATGGTAAAGCCCCAACATCTACTCCAGGTGCTGAAGCCAATGCATTAGGGTCACTAGTCAAAATTTGAGCAGGAGATATTACTTCTGGAGACTGAAATTGTGCATAGTTTTTAAGCGTAAAAGGGTTGGGGGCACCCATTGTCTCTGCTCCTGTAGGCAAAGCAAAATCTGGGTACATAATATTGTAAAATGTTTCAGGGCTACCGTATCCACTTTTTATATCCATAGCATAATAACGAGGATGTCTCTTGATTGCCTCATCATATGCAAGGTTGTAACTCAGGCTTTCTGTGTCACCAAAAATTCCTGCCTCTTCTAAATTTTTTAGTGCATCTGCTTTTACTAAATTATAATCTATTCTACCAGTCTCAGGGTTAATAAACTTTACAGCCCCTTCGTTCATTATATTGTATTGTTGACCTGCATACTTCCCTTCAGTAGCAACTCCTGTTAAATAAGAGCCCTCGATAGGTTCTGGCATTTTTGTTACTGCGTCTTTAGCGTATTGCACACCATCAAGTGATACACCATCTCCACCATAAACTCTACCAGTTACGTCCGTGAAACCCGCTTCTTCCATAAGAGCTCTATCAGCATCTGAAATATCAAGAGATTCTCCAACTATAGCTTCACTAAAAGTCCCTTCCACGGGAGCATAGGATTGACCTATGTTATCCACATCTAAGCTTACATCAAGACCAAGATTTTTAAGTTGTTCTAAATTTGCATCTGGGTTTATATTAATTTGAGTACCCACATCTAAGCTTTCATCAAGTATTCCTGGGTCAATTCCTGCCTCTTCAAAAGCTTTTGCAGCCTCAGGGTTTATAATGTTTTTTCCAGCTTTAGTTATTGCTGGCATAATTAAGTCCATTGTTGCTGCATTTAACATTCCAGATTCAAGCATTTTATCTAAATTTGAATCCATTTCTTGTCTAATGTCTTTAACTTGCTCGCCTTGCTTTGTGCCCTTTAATCTTTCTTCTAATTTTTTAAGTTTATTGGTAGCTCCAGTTCTGTCTTGTCTATACTTTTCTGCAACGCCAGAGCCTAATGCTGCCCCAAGAGTGCTCATATATGGTGCAGCAGCTGACAATCCAAGCCCACCTGTTGCGGCTGTTAAACCTGCCCCAAGTAATCCTCCAAGAAGAGAACCAGCTATTCCATAACCCTCTTTATTTTTGCCAGCCTTTTTTTCAGCATCTGCTATTGCTTCATTTATATCGTCCACTATATCTTTTTGTTTTTTATATTGAGCTAGTAATGCAGAAGCGTCTGCAGCCTCACTTCTAGCCCTTTGCATAGGGTCGCCTGACTGTATTCTTGCTATGTCATATATAGATGCCATTTCTCTCCTTATCCTAACCAGTAATTTAATAAAAAAATATTAATTATCATAATCGACTATTGCCCATCGTAAATTGTTGTTGGTAAAGCTGTTGCTTTTATTGTAAAAGGACTATACATGAGATTATGTGTTGACCTAAATCCATATTGCAAGTAAGCTGTTTTAGTTACACCACCTGTACCAAGCCCTATCCAAAATGTATTACTAGAGCCTACTGATGCTAATTCACTTGCACCTAACACCCATCTTGCAGTTAATACTTCATCATCTATTTCATCATCACTAAAACTTAATCCTCCATAGTCATATTCAAATTTTTGTCCTATAGCGTTATACCCTGTTGAAGCATCTGCATCAGAAAGTCCAACAGTAATCCTTGTATCTGTTGATGACCTATTTATAAAAAAACTTGCTACGATTTCCACATTTTCACTAGGTGGTGTTTTGAATGTAATTTTATGTGTATCATCTTCCACAGTAATAGAGTTTTGTATTTCAAAAGAACTTATGTTTGTACCATCTCCCTTTAGACATGTATATCCAAGTATCATACCTGCACCTATTAAACTTCCGTCATGAGTTATTTGAACATCTTGGCCAGTATCATCAGTAAAATAAAGATTATTAGGTGTGTCAGATTTTATCCATATCTGCCCATAAGCATTAGTATCTGCATTAGCACTAGCAACTTCTTTCAAATTTAAAGAAGAGTTCGTTATAAAGCCAGTTTGAGTCCCATTTTTTTTAAAAATAATATCCGTACCACTTGCAGCACTATCTCTAGCATCAAGTACAACAGTTTCATGAGAATCTATTGTAGTATGTCCATCAGAATTTAGGTATATATCCCCATCAATATCAAAACTTAAATTAGCTGCCGAACCTGCAGTATCATGAGTTACAATAGTTGTTGCTCCATGCTCTTCGCACTTTATTTCAAGATAATCGTCAGAAGATTCTCCACCATTTTCATATAGCCTTAATTGCGAATAACTTCCATCCTCTGCTGCAAATGATGCAAATGTGTTACCACCAACATTACATTGTATTGAGTCTGCAGCTCCGTCTAATGCAGCAAATTTAATTTTACCGTCAGGAGCAAAGCTTAAATGACCTTCAGTTCCATCAGAATCAAATGTTGTAAGTGAAGTTACTCCATTTGAACCAACTGCAATTCTCATAAAGTCGTCAGTATCGCCATTGTTAAAGTAGAAAAATTTCCCATTTCCTGCATCTAATTTTATACTAGCTGAAGCATCAAGGGTAAAAGCACCTATAACTGAATATGTTGATGGTAATTTAAATTGTCTCATCACATCAACTTTAGACTTGATATCGTTAATTGTGCTTTCTAGGCTAGAAAATGACTCCCCTACCTTTACCCCATGCCAAGAATGATTTGCCTTTATATACAGTATTAAGCCCTCAGATGTACGTCTAAAGGTTAAGTCTCCTTCATTTCCTTGTGAATTTAGTGGCCTTCCTCTTCCTATGGTGGGCAACGAAGACTTTCTTGCTTCATTAAGTCTATCAATTGGAGTTCTTCTTGATGTCACTACTTAACTCTTTTAGGTCGATATATTATTGTTATGTCGTTTATTTCAAAATCTGTTGCAACGGTGCCTAAATAATATTTGGATGCACTTGTAACTGCGTTACCATAACCCTTGTCTGTCATTGCTGCAACTGTCGCAGTTTCTGTTCCACCATCATAGTCAGTAATTTTAGAAGCATTATATCTTCCAGGGCCTCCATAAATATATATTTGATAATCATTGTATGCGTCATCTGTTTCACTCGTAGATGAATCATCCTTCAACTGAATAGTTGTAGAGCTTCCCCCTCTAGCTGTACCTGTTTGTATATAAATTTGCTCAAAGCTCAATTGAATGCTTTTAACATTATTAATTGATTCTGTTGGTTTTAATTCTGCAACTTTCCAGTCACCTCCTGTGTCTTTAAGACCTGTTGCTGTGCCTGCTCCCGTAAAGTTCCCTATATTGTAACCAGGACCTGACGTGTCCAATGTTCCGTCATAATAAGTGCTTGATTTAAAAGTTTTCTGAAGTGACGTTGTGTTTGCAACATTTTGAAGCCCTCCGTCAGTCACATATTTTACCTGAATACCTGAATGGCCTGTAGACTTGTATGTTACATATATTTTATATATTTTTTTATTAACGGCAGGACTTCCAAAATCTATATCTTTGCTTTTCCACATAACTGGTAAATTTGTAAGTGTTCCTTCTGCAGGAGAGTCAGACCATTTATAAAAGTTTAACTCAGTTGGAGTTCCCGAATCTACATATCCAAATATTATTTCCCCTGACTTATTGGTTGCAAAATTAGTAAAATTATTTTCAGATGTTTCACTATGAGGAAAAGTTTCTCCACTATGAAAGCTTTGAAGTGCCCCAAAATTTAAATCATAAAACTCCCATAGCATAGTCATGCCATTATTATGCGTTCCCGTAAAAATTAATTTATTTGTTTTGGCATCATAAGCAATCAAACCATTTTCGTTATTATTTAATGTACCAGCTTTGACTTGTTTTGTTAAGTTTTGAACTCCTTTTCCATCAAAAAACCAAAGCCCCCATTGATTAGTCCATGCAATACCAAGTTCTGTTTTAACGACTCTTGAAGGTGATGATACTCCTGCATTCATATACTCGCTTTCCAAAACTTCTGATTCACCTGCAATATTTATAACATAAAGATTTTTTTCTTTATATTGTAAAAGTCTATCACCAAAAGATTCTAATGCTGTTATAACGTCTCCATCTCCAATAGCCACATCAATAAAATTTGTCTCAGGAAATGTGTCAAATTTATTCACAGGGCTTCTAAGCATTCTATCAGGGTATGTTCTTCCACCTTGTCTTATATTTCCAATGTATACTTTTCTTCCTGCAACACACGATGCTTTATATTGTGCATCTATAATTGTTTGCTCTGTAAATAAATTTTCTGACAAGTACGTATCAATAGGTTTTATTGTTATGCTTGTGCCTTCTGTATTTGTTGCAATAGCATTTGCTGCAGGTTGTTCAAGAATAAGTTCTGAATCTCCTGCTCCAAACAATGTATACGTTCCTTTATTAAAATTAACTTCACAAAATAATCTAAATTCTTTTGAACCATCATCTTCTGTCACGTCTTTCATGTATATTTTAAACCCATTAATTCTTGGATTCCATGACTTTTCATCTACTCCATACCCATATACAGATTTAACTACACACTCTGGTGCTCCTACAAAATTTGTCCAATCAACTGTTTCAGTGGGTGTTAGCTCTGTAACTAAAAATATAGGAGCATTATCACTGTGAGCAGCTTTAGTTGAATTGTTGTACCCTCTAGTTACTGTTATAGTATTACTAGATATGTTAGTTACAAGCATTTGCTCAGTTCCGACCATTATGACTGAAACATCATCAGTTAAAACTGAGGCATCATCTATATCTATAGCTGTCTCTGCACCATCATCAACATCTTCAGCTAATAAATTTGATGTTATTCCATCTGCTTGTGTTAATAAGGTTATTTTGTGTCCTGCTGTCAATAAAGACTCTTGGACTTCTTGCCCTGGCCCATCATATGTAAAAGACATTGCAAAGTTCCACTTTCTTTTTAAATCTTCATTAATCATTTCAGCAGAATTAGCAGGAGAAACTCTCCCTATTAATTGCTGTACTTGAGTTGTTCCTGCAACATCTCCAACGCTTGCATGTGATGCGTTTTCATATCTAAATTTGTTATCAGCTACTCTGTACGCAAGATAAATACCATTATAAGCATTAACTCCTGTTTGGCCTGTAATATGAACATATGCTGTTTGATTGTAAGCTGCATAAGTGCTTTCACTTGAATCTAAAAATGGTATTAATGAGTCTGCAACTGTAACCTCTATATTGTTTGGATAATCAGTCGTATCGTCAACCCATGCACTTGCATTAGCATAATAAACAGCTCCTGACCCATCAAGAGACTGTGTAGCGTCATTAAATGCTATTGAAAAAGTATTTGAAGTAACACCTGTAACTACATGATTGCCATTATAAACAGATAAATTATCATGCATATTTGTCAATACTATTTCATCATTAACGCTAAGTTTATGCGAAGCACTTGCATTGTTTCCATAACCACTTGTTGTAAATGTAACTCTGTTTTCATTAACTTCAACTTTTATTATTCCTGTCCCTGCTGGACTTTCACCAAACTCTAATACAACTTTTTCTGATTCTGTTGGATAATTAACAGTAGAGCTTTCTATTATATCATATACTCTTAATGATTGGACCCCAGCACTGCTTGCAAGAGTTCCTGTTGTACCATCTGATTTTCTTGTATTATTAGGAGGTTGTGGTGTTTGAACATCTTCTACCCATGTATTAATTGAGTTTGATGTTGCACATTCAAACAATCTATCAGCTTTTATATGCCCAAAATATTTAGGCACATTTGCATAAAAAACATTTGTATTATCTGTATGAGTTGCAATCTTTGTATTAGCATAACCCCTAATAACTGTAAAAGCTTGACCTGTGCCACCTGATGTTACATACATAATTTCTTGGTCAATTTGTATAACAGAACCAGTAGCAATTGTAACATTGCCTCCACCACCATTATCAATTGCAAGAACAACGTCATTTTTCCCAATATCTGCAGAAGTATCAGCACTTGTATCTGTAACACTAAAGTTTCTATCAGATACCCTTAAAGCACCATCAACATTATAATATTCAGGTTTGACTGTTGCAGTCCTTGAACCTAGAAGAAGTTTGTTGGCTTGCCACTCAGTTGATTGATTAGGGTCATATATATCAATAGCATTTGCATCATTAACACATATAAACTCTGTGTCAATTTCGTCCCCTTCCATATCATAGTCATGTGAAAACAAGTGGAGCCCGCAACTTTTTTCAAATCCACCTGAATCTGTTGTAATATCTGTTATTGTGTGGCCATTTAAATCCGTTTTACTATAAAGATTTTTACCATCACCTTCCTTAACAAGCCTTCCTGGATTATTAATTGAAAACTGAGATAATACATTTTGATTTTCTGCAACATCTCTTGGGTCCATTTTACTATTAGTCCCACCATGAAACTCTAATATTTTATACTCTTGTTTCACTTATTTTAATAACTTGTTTTTGCAAACATCCCAAACTTTGTCGTCTAGTTTGTTCTTTGATGAAGATACTAAATAGTCTCCAACTTTAACGAATACTTCTTTTAATATTTTTTCGCTAAATAGATTTTTAATTATTATTGATACTACTTTCTTCATTGTTTCTCCTTATTTAATTTTATGATTCTCTAATGCAATTTTTTGCTCTAAAGTATCATTACAATTTTTACACTTTATTAGTGCTTCTAAAGCTTTTATCCTTCTATTGCTTGCAACTAAATCAGTTTCAAGTTTATCAATTCTTTCGTCAGCATCATTTGGTTCTTTAACATACTTCATTATATCATACAACTTAAATTGTTTTGCAAGTAAATCAATTATTTTATTTACTACCATTTTTTGAAGCATTTACTTTTCCTCCCATTTGCTTAAATCTAACATTTGCAATGGCCTTTCAATTACATGTTCTTTTAGCTTATCGTTTTGTATTTGTATTTTAGTTCCACCTTTAACATAAGGTTTCCCATCAGCCATACCAATATCGTAAGCAAAAAATGTTGTTTTCCATAAGCCTACCCTTATACATCTTGCAGGTCTTCCATCAAGTATTACAACGTCATCAGTATTTAAATCTTTTCCCATGAAGACTTTTACGCCTTCAACTACAGTCTCAATAGTGGACTTAAACAACAAAAGAGCAACTCCAGATACAAATAGCCATACCCAGTTTCCTAAGATACCTTCTGCTTGTTTCTGTAATTCCTCTTCCATAATTATCCATTTATTAATTCACCCCACAATGAGGTTCTTCCATCAATTATTTGTATAACATGCACTGTAAAATGCCCTTTTGTAAAAAAATCAACAATTGCAAATGCATGTGACCAGTTTATAGGTCTACCACCAAGCCAGGCATTTTGTTCATTTCTCATATCTTTTAGGCATCCAATGCTCCAGGCTGACTTTTGACCATCCATATGCGTCATTGAGCTCTGCTGGATATCGTGATGATGACCATACATTACATTCGTTCCAAGACGTATTAAATGATTCCTCGTATGTTGCACTCCCGCAAAGTGATGGCCATGGTAAAAGTGTAGTTTGCCAATCTTGAGATACTTTCCTGCCTGATAATAGTTGTATCCTCTTTCCTTTAATTTTACGCATTCTTCAAACCTATAGTTAGTTAAGTAAGGGTTTTCGTCAACAAATCGATTCATCCAATCATCATGATTACCCTCAATCATGTATTTTTCTGTGCAATTAGCCTTATCTAAAGACTCATCAATTGAGTCCATGCCTTTATTAACATCTTTAACATCTTTGTCAATGAACGGTAATTGATACTCTAGGGGTGGTCTTTTTTTCTTTTTCCATTGCCAATGAGAACAACCATGCCACTCACCTACATCACCTAAATCCACATAAACATCAGGCTTTACTATTTCAATTGCTTTTTTAACCACACTGATAGCTTTCTTATCATGTAGTGGAAAATGTTTATCTGGTGTTACAAATACACGTTTTACAACGCCTTTGTCATTTTTCATATAAACCTATTTTTTAATTTCGTTATATGCTTTTGCACATATATATACAAAGGTAGCAACCCCTACAGCCACTCTAACTACAACAGGTAACCATTCAATCCATGTTACACTTATGCCTGTTACACTCGCAGCTGTGGTTTTAAGAGAGTCTACCATTTAACCTTGTTAGCCCAATAAGCAGCAGACATTTTACCCTTAGCTATATTCTTTGCGTGCCTAGCTTTAAATGATTTACGTCTATTCTTTTGTTTTTGAGATTCACCAGCTTTTGGTTTTCCTGCAGTCTTAACTCCCTGTTGTCCAAAGCGTATTGTTTTAACCTTATCACCTTCTTTGGCAACAACTATATGACTTTTCTTTGGATGTCCTGGAGTTCTCTTGGGTTTATTGTAACCACTAACACCTGCCCTTCTTAATCTTGCATCTTTTTTTTGCATTAACGATTCCTCATTTTTTTAAGAACTTCTTTGCCATACTTAGCATGAGTTTTTCCTTTACGTGTAGCAGCTCTTTTTTTACGGTTTTCCGAAGCTTTTTGCGATGCAGTTAAGCTTTCCCTTACAGACTTAGGTAAGTACCTACCACGCTTTGCTTTTGGCTTTCTTCTATCACTAGCACTTACATAATCCCAATCTTCACCTGTCCATTTATTTAATGATTTTTGTGATTTTTTAAGAGCCATTTATGAAGTATATCCTCCACCCTTAGCTTTATATTTTTTAGCTAACATTTGGGCTTTACGAGCACTCCAAACACCTGCAGGTCCTCCCTTTGAGCCAGCTTTAATACTTTGAAATAATCTTTTACGCATTGCAGGTTTGGTATAATTACCTGCCTCATTAACTTTTGACTTTCTTCTGTCTTTTGCGTTTTTACTTTTCATTTTTACCTTCGTTCAAATCTTGTAATAATTCTATCTTACCTAAAACTTTTAACATATCTTGATTAAGTTTTCCTAACTCAACTTCAAGTTCTTTCTTTTTTTGATTTAAGTCATTATAAATATCAACTTCTATTTTTAATCTATCTTCTACTTTTTCTGCCATTTATATTCTTGGGACCGCTAATGCCCTTACTCCTGATTTTCTTAATGGATACTGATGTACCCCTTTTTCGTACATCTGTCTAAAATAATTTGCTCTTTCTAGGTCTCCTGAATCTTCAAACATTCTTGCTTTTATATAGCACACAACCATTGGATGTAAACCACTATCTAATCCTGCTTCTGTTTTTAAGTCTTCAGTTTGAGCATCAATTGTCCCGTATTTAGAATGGTATGTAATTCTCAATCCATTGTCAATAAATAATGATGTAAAAGTTCCATCATCTTCAGCACTATGTGCTTTTGTAAAATAAAACTCATCGTCATCAACCCTTGTTATTGAGTAGTTACCGTCATAATAACTATCAGGCGAAGAAGTTATAGCTACTCTATCCCCTGTTGCTAGTCCATGATTGGCACTACAAGTAACTTTTGTTGTACCTGCTACAGTTGAATTGTAATCAGTAAATGTAGATATTGTGCCACTTAAATCTCCAGTCCCTTGAAAGGTGTCATATTTTTCTGTTGTTTTTTCACCTGATACTGATTCATTATCTTCGCACAAAATAGCTAATCTATCATCATCATTATACCACGCAAAATTACTGTTTGGATATGTTCTTTTAGCCATAAATCTCCTAAGTTAAAGTATCATCTCCTGCATCTAAATCTGACCAAGTAGTATCACTATCATCTGTATCACCTCTTAAAATTTTATGTGGGTCTGCAAGTTTTGGAATCATTACATATCTACCATTTGTATCTTTTATTTCAACTCTTTTAACATCAATAACATCGTCACTTAAAGTATACCATCTGTCGTGTTTTTTTAAATCAGTTACTTTAGATACTGTTCTATGTTGTTTTTGTACCGCAATATCATCTAATGCGTCATTAATTAGTTGAAACATATATTGTTCAGGTTGTCTTCCGAACATTTTTTCTATTTGCTCTATAATGTTTTTGGCTGTCATTATTTAGCTCCTTGTGGCTGAGAGACTCCTAGCATCATCTGTAACCCTTGTTGATAATCTTGTTTTAAATTTTGTATCAGTGGAAGATATAGCTCAGGGTCTTCTTCGAGCACTGCTTGTGCCCCTAAAGCTTTTATTGCAGCATATAAAACTACAAGATATTCTAATTCATCAGGAAAGTTTGGAATACCAGACGCACCATCTGAGTGAGATATTGTTGGATAACCTACATGGTATACAACTGCAGTTTGGTCAGCAGTTGGTGTAGGTATTACATTTAATATCGCAGCATCCCCCGAACTTAAAATCCAATACACAGGGTCTGTTGCACTTGCTTTATAGATACTGTTAGCATCATTTGATAGTTCTCCATACATTGATGACACCTCTCTACATGGAATCCTGCTTCCTCCAGAATCAGCAGAAAGCCTATTTACATATAAAATTTCACCTACTCCATCCATATCCATAGTGGTAGCAGAATTATTTAATGTAGTTTCTGTGGTGCATTTTTTCTTTAACTCTCTGGGCATCATATTGATTATTTCACGAGCACCAAGAGTTAACCAATCACTCAATGCATCATTATCTGTTGTATCGAAACCCGTTAAAGCATCAACTTGATTTAAAAAACTTTCCATTATTTAGCTCTTCTGTTAGCTATATCCTGGTCCATTGTTGTTGAGCTAAACTCAATTTTTGTTTGACTGCTCCAAGTTGTTCTCATATTTACATGATTTCTTGTATCGTCAAATTTAATTGGAGCTTCTTTTACCTCAACAACTTTACCATCATCTTTATCAAAAACAAAAATTGGCATTACTTCTTTTTCTTTTTGCTGTGAACTTTTCCACCATCCATCATCATATTGGCTAGTCTTTTACGAACAGCCATTTTTTGCATTGGGCTCATAACTAAGCCACCATGCTTGTACATTTTCATCATTGGTTTAACCATCCCACCACCTGGATATTTAGGCATTGCTTTACCACCATATCTATACATTGGCATCATTGGCTTAACCATTCCACCATGTCCATACTCAGGTATCATCCCACCATCTTCCATTTCCATGGGCTTTCCTGATTGTTTTGAATAATTTTTAGCATCCTTCATACCTTTTTCTGTATAAGGAAACTTCATTTTTCCTACTTTTGGCATTATTTCTTCCCCCTTTTACGTGCATCCTGCACTGGTAATTTACCATATTCGTTTATATATTCCAAAACAGCTTCTGTCTTCGGGTTGACCGAGCTTTTCCTAATCACATATTCGCCACCTTCAACTTCAATAGGTACTCCTCCTTTTGCATGTGAAGGTCCGTAAATTGGCCCACCTTTTTGTTTTTTAGTATGACCATATCCTTGCTTTCCTAATGAAAGATGTTTTTCATAAGTATCAGCTTTCACAGCCTTACCATCTTTATACATCATATGTGGCTTAAAATCTTTTTTCTTAGCCATTATGAGGTTGGTATACTATAGTTCATAGCCACAACCATTGTAAGTATTCTGTCTCCACTTAAAGAACAATGACTAACAGAAACAACAATATTATTTGCATCGTCTAGTGTTGCAATATAATCTTGAACATCTCTTGCTAAAACTCCAGCACTTGCATCTTGTTCTGCTGCCGAAGCGTCATGAATAAAAGTTTTTACTTTAGTATTTGAGTCACCATATGCTGCCATATTTTCTCCAATTTAAATGTTATAAAATTCTTAGTAGATTCGGGGTAAGCCCTTTATACGACCTACCCCATAGTTCTACAAAACTATTAAACCTTATTAGTTTGGTTTATGATAACGATACGCCACCATCAGCTTTTGTTTGACCTGATACATAGTAATTAGTACCATCACACCAGATATCAATAAAATCACCTTTGATAGCTACGCCATCTGCAAAAGTAATTGTTGTACATCCTGTGTTTGATGGACCGTCATCACTAGTGTCAACCTCAAGCTCATTAATACCATTGACAATAATAACATCAGTATCGTCTGCTGCTTTTTCAACAATAGTATATGATGCACTAGAAGGAGCAGCCTTAACTACAAACTTGCAATACCAACCTGCACCTGCATCTGCAACTGCTGGTAAAGTTGTTGCAAACTCTGTAGCAGAGTTCAATAAAAATATTGAACCTGAATCTGCTTCTGCTAACGATGAAGCTGCGGATAACTCTTTCACTTTAAGTTTATGAGAACCTGTAAAGTTACTATTTTCGTTTAAAAAATCACTTCTCATATTATACGCCCTCCAAGTGTAATAGTGCGTGAGTTTCAGGAAGAGATACTTCAAGACCAGCCTCTGTTAAGATTAGGTCTTTTCTTAAATCTTCATCCGCTTGTTGCACATTTGTTGTAATTGATGTGTCTCGGTTGTAACCATTTCCAACTAGTGGTCTGTAAGCTACGTGGTCTAAGTCAACTAAACACATGTATCCAGAATAATTTGCTCTGAATAATGGCTCTTTAACTAATGTCATGTCACCATGAATTGTGTCTATTTTTAACACCCTATGCCCAAATGTTCCTTGAGATTTTTCAAGATTATATTGTGCTTGAGTGCTTGCTGTTGAGCCATCAATAAAACCATCGGCCCCCAACTTATTGAATTGAGACATTACAGGTAATGAAGCTAACGCTAATTTAGAGCTTGCTCCGCCTCTTGCAGGGTCAAAAATCACTTCAAAATCACCAAGCAAAGAATCATATGTTAATTGAGCTGCTGTGTATGATTTAATAAATGATTTTTTTTCTGAGTAAGATAAAGCCGCATCACCTTCAGTAACTTGGCTCCCACCTACTGCTACTGCAGCATTTTTTACAATGCTACCTGCAATACCATCAGTATACTGTACACCACCTTGAGAACCTTTCATACCAAAAAGCATTGCTCTTTCGATATCAATCTTGTGCTCTCTTAGTTTTAAGTTCCAGATTCTTGCCCATTCATCAGCATATCCACGATAAATTGTAGCAAGAGCAGTATTACTCATTTCACAAGCTGTTTTGAAGATTTGAGTATATCCAAATCCATCATCAAGCTTTTGTGAAAATACGTCTGGTGCACCTGAACCTTCACCAAAACCAGTACCTATTACAGTTACTAAAGCATTATTATCAACAGCAGTTGTTGACGAGTCTCCAGTTGAAGCCTGTATAGTTTTTACTGACAATGTTGTAACAGCAGAATCATGAGAAACAGATTCAATTCGTACAGTTGCCTGTGCAAGCTCATCTGCTTCAGCACCTGCTGCTGCATTATGTCTTACATTTAAAACCATTCCTTTAATTAAATAGTCAACAGAAGAAGGGCTTGAAGCACCATCATCAACAGTTATTGTTGTAAGTCCTCCTGGAGCAGCTATTGTTGCACTTGCTGCCATTGAAAAACTTCTATCAGTCATAGCTATTTGTGTTCTGTCTTCCAAGTATCTGAATTGCGAATCAGATGTTGGAACTTTTGCGACCTGTGATAAATACACAAAAAATGGAGATTCTTCTGGTGACAGTTCTGCGACTCTATCGCTAAAATCGTACAGTCGTCTTGTTGACATACTTGCACTGTCAACAACACCTTGCCCAGGAGTAATTCCACTTATTGCATTTACAGGCCCTTTATTATATGTAGCCATTTTTGTTATTCTCCTTAGTTATTTTATTTACAATACATTCTTTCGGCTTCCAGAAGCAGCAATAGCGTCCCACATACCATCTTTTTCAGATTTAACTTGAGGCTGCTCACCTTGAAGTATTCCTCCAGGAGTAGGCGTTGCCTGAGTTTGTCTGACATTGTCAAGAGGACTTGCAGACGGGTCAACTGTTCCTTGGCCATCGTTCATAACAGCACGCCACATTTTAACAGCACCTTCAACTCCGTATTCCGAAGGATTTTTTGCAGCGAAATTCATAAAAGAATCAACTTCAGCAGGAGTTAATCCTTGCTGTAAAAGGTTACCCTTTAATTGTTGAATACCTTGTTGTTTCATTACGCCTGCCATCCTTTGGTTTACAGCTTGTCCAATACTGTCTTGTAGTTCTTGCTGTCTGAACTTATACGATTTAGATTTCGGGTCATTATAGGCTTCCCATGGGTCAAAATCATCTTTATCTAATTCTATTCGTTGAGGTCCAACATTTTGGGGTTGACCGCCCTGAACCATTGTTGCAACTGTATTTGCAATATCTGGTCTCGCTTGTAGCAATTTCCCAATGGACTCATACTTTTTTAGATTTTGATTTTCATTAGCAAGTTTATCCTTTTCTGATTGGAAATATTTAACTTGTTCTTCCAAATTTTGATTAGAACTCTCGCTTACGTTTTGCCCTTTATCTTGCCCTACATTGTCAATAGGTTGACCCTCAACTTGAGGATTCCCACTTTCATATGCGTCTGTCATTTTACTTCTCCTTTTGCGATTTCTGTTGTCGTAACTGAGCTTGACTGCCTACACGCAATTTCTCTGACTCCAGCTTGACCGCATCTTTTAGTCTACCAATAGCTAGCTTATCTTCAGCCTTCTTATTAGAAGAGTCTTTGTTAAGCTCTGCTTTGAATTTTTCCACCTCAGTACGCTTACGTGCTTGTATAGATTCTCTATGTGCTGTTTGTAAGTCGCCTGAAACTTTCTTAATTTGTTCTTGAGCACCTTGCAATGCTTGTTGCAATTGCATAATTTGGTCTGTTCTTGACAATACACCTTCTTTATCAAATATGTCTGTTTTCTTGAGAGCTTCAACCTTATCAATAAGTCCTGACTGATAAGCCTGCATATATATTTCCCACTCTCCCCATTTATTTGATGGCATTGTTGAGTTACCAATTACTCTAATATCAAATTGTCCAACTGAAATTTCATTTTCAATTGTTTGTAATTCTTTTGTTTTATCATCATACAGTCTTTTGTTAACTGTAAATTCATTTATATCATTATTAGGTTGTGATATTCTAAATGTTTTTTGAAAGTTATAATGTGATTTAGCTAAATTATATACAACCCTTCCAATTCTTTTTAACGAACCTTCAATGTCTCTTAACTTAGACTTAGAACGTCTTTGGCCAAAATCCTCCATCATCATTGTTGCTGACGATGTTCTTGGTGCTGCCTCTGCATTTCCTTGCATCATTTCAAATATTCCCATATTCAAATCAATATATTTTTCAATCATACCAGGCAACTGCATTATTGAGCTGCTCAATGGTTGTGGAGCAGGAAAATGTGGTTCCCCAAAAGAAGCATCATATTCGAGGGTGGCATTCGGGTTAGCCCAATCTCTTTCGAGCTCTTCAATATCTTGAACACTTCCTTGAGGTATAAGAAGTTTTAGTCCTGAGCTAGCCTGTGCGTGTGATGTGATTAACGACACCGTCTTATTGAGGAACCTTTGAAAATCTTTATTCTTTCTAACATCACTCATTGGATAAGGAGTGTTTGTCCAAATGTTTGGAACTGGAACAATTGGATATATATCTGTATCTAAAACTAAATCAAATAATACAATTTGCCCAACTGAACATGTTTGTCTAATTCTTGTTTGTTGAACTTCAACAAAATCAATTAAACCTTTTTCTATAGCATTAATAAATTGACTGTCTTGAGACATAGCGTCAAATTGCTCTTTTTCAATAATTTTTTCTTGATTAGTTCTTTTATCTAAAACTCTGTAATATGGAACTTTAATTTTTGAATAGTATTCAATAAGTCTATATTTTTCACTTGAGCCTTGATAATCATAGTCTTTTACAACATCAGGAGTAAATGAACCCATAGTCCTTTTATTTGTATTGCTAGGCCAATCTTCTTCTGACTCTGTTTCAATACTATCAATTAATAATCTTTCCCCATCTTCTTCTATTGGTTGACCTAATTGTGGGTATGCATCTAAAAGTTGCATTTTACTCATAATATGTGAAACCATTATTCCAGAAGAATCATCAAAATACCTATCTCTTGAGTTAGGGTCAACATATACTTTAAAAGGATTTAAATGTTTAAATTTTATTTCACCACGACCATAGTCAGCTTCTTTATCTATGTAGGCATAAAAATAACCTAGGCCTGTAACAGTATAGTCATGAACTGCTTGTTTAAACTGCTCATTACCATCTGATAAGTCCCATATATATTCAAGAATAACTTTCCATACATTTGCTAGTTTAGTATCAGAGTCTTCTCTTGCAACAGCTGAAAACTTTGGAGGTTTAGATGTTATAATTGCTTTAAATTGTTCAATAGCAGAATACAGCCTGTCAATAGGTACTGCAGACTGATTTCGAGAAGCAAGTTCGTCTGATTCTTCTGCACTAAAATGGTTGCCCAAGTAAAAATCTATATCTTCACGAGCAGCAACATCCCAGTCCTCTCTTGCGTTAGACCAACGGTCAAACATCTCTCGAATTTCTTTTGCTCTAAAATCTTCCTTAATCACAGTGTATAATATAAGAATAAATTATGTTAAATAACAAATCAGCCTATCCTTCTTCCTGTCATCCAATCGTACATTTTTCTAGGCTTTATCCAAGACCCTTCTTTGTTTTTCTCTCTTTTTATAGTTCCAGCCTTAGAATTACCCTTAGCCCATTGAGTTGCTAAATAAAAAGCATCAATAATATCGTCATGAGAGCCCTTTGGAAAATCAATGAGCTCATCAATAAATTCATGGTGTTGTTTTTTAAGATGAACAGCTCCAGCTTTAAACATAGGCTGTAGTCCTTCAAACAATCTATCTTTCTTTTTTGAGTTGTAATTCTTAACACCTTTTTCTATTCCTGGTAAAAACAAACCTTCTTGCTTGCTACGCTTCATAATATAGTCACGCAACATTTCTTGGTATGCAATTGTTTCAATATTTATTCTTCTGATTGGCGAATATCTTTTAGCGATTTTAAATATTTCATCGGCACACTCCATGGGTAAGACTCTTTTACGCCAATATTCAATAACGTAATAATCATAATCGCTAGTAACGCCCAGCACCATAATAACGGAATAATCACTACGAGTAGTAATTGTTGAGGCTGGGTCAACACCAATATATATATTAACATATTCTTTATCGCCATTAGCAAACTGTATATACCACGAGTCAGCTGCTTCATCAAACCTTGCATTGCCTTGATATATTCCATCATTAATATCCCCCTCACTAAATATTTGGTCTTCTGGTGACTTAGCTTGATTCATATACTCTTGGTAAAACTTTGCAGGAGTACCTGAGTCAATGTAAAACTGCTTACGTTCTTCAAGTTTTTTCATTGGCCACCTAGAAGGCCATAATGGTTTACCATCTTCTATTGCTTTTTTAGTATAAACTTCCCAAGCATAATCTTCACCTGTTTTATCAGCTTCTTGCTTGTTTCTAACCAATACATTTAAAAATGCATCATAATGAACAATTGTTCCATTGCACCACAAAAAACCATCTTTATCAAAGTCAATAGCAGGATAAACAGCAGCAGTTACCCATTCTTTAATTTGTCTACGTGAATCAGGTGTTTTAGTATTTAACTCTGATTCAAAGTCGTCAAGTATAATACCTGTATACCTAGATGATAATTGCTTTTTACCACGAAGTCTTTGTGATGTACCTTTGCCAATCATCCTGCATCCGTTGCTCAAAGTAAATTCGTCTTTTGTCCACTTATCTCCTTGTAGGTCACCAAAGTAATAGTGTATAGCAGGGTTAGAATATATATGGTTAGCAATCCAATTTAAATTATCCCTAGCCTGGTCTTGTGCTTCTCCAATCCATGCAATAAATTCAGGCTTATCTTTTGTGGCAAATAAAAATCTATGTAAAACAGCTGCAGCAGCCAAAGTAGATTTTGCGTGGTCACGAGGTAATACTAGTGCTAATTGTTGTTTATTTTTATCTAATAGTAGTTTTCCAACATCAATATGAAAATCTGGCGTTGCACTTGCCAAAAAGTCTTGTGGAGAAAACAATTTCCCAAATGTAATAAGATTTGAATGTGCTAACTGTAATGCTTCTTCGTTTTTTGAAACATTACCATTAAGGTTTAAATTTGCCATTAAGGTTTATAAAATTGATAATCTTCGGATGTTTTATCCATAAAAGCATGTCTTTCCATCATTTCAAGTAAATTAAGTGGTTTTGTTGGACCTATACCTCCTATTAAATCAAATATAAAATTTTCAGCTCCTCCATATCCAGCCCAATGCTCATCTGCATGAAAGCCAGCTAATTCTTCATTTGATAAAACTTTATCTCCATCTGTATCATATCTGCCCATATTAGCAGTTGGGTCAATAAGTTTGTCTGCTAAAAATAAAATTTTTTGTTCTTCGGGAGTTAATCGACTAAAATCATACGATTTATCATCAACTATTGATTTTAAAAAACTTATATCGTATTGATTTCCTTTTGATTTATTAAAAGATATTAATCTGTTAATTGCGGTATGTGCACCTTTTTGCTCGCCTATTTCATATTGATATAAGCCTCTGCCAGGACCATATCCTGAAGAAGATTCATCGCTAATTTGTATAGGAGTATATTCAGGTGTTCCATATTTGCTTTCATGAAATGCTATTTTTGCCATTGCATCTTGAATTGCTGCCTCATCCATCCCCCAATTGGATTCTGCTTGGCCTAGTAATGCTGTTAATAAATCATTCATTTATATTAACCCATTATATTTTTTAACATATCTTGCATTCCGCCACCTCTAAGTCCTTGGCCAACTCCTGCAAAACCACCCGATGTTCCAGGATAATATAAGTCTCTTGCTCTTTGACCACCTGTGCCTCCACCACCTGTAAATTGTTGCGGAGCACTTTGCGATGGGTGCACATAGTTCATTAAATTTTCAAGAAATCCTTGTTGAGACTCTTCTCCGTAACCCATATCATAATACGAACCCATATTTGCTGTTGTAGCAGCTCCAGGAGTAGGAGCTCCTGGCACATATCTAAGACCATATAAAGGGTTAAGCCCATAATTTCCTGCACCACTTCCTTCTTCAAGATTGAAATCAGACATTGATAGATAGTATTCGTTTGTAGCATACTCTGGATTATTAAATTGCCCTTGTAAATCTTGTTGAGTACCAGGATATAAGTTTTCATACCAATCTGTAGCTGATTCATACATTAAGTTGCCTTCATTTTGATAAAGACCTTGTTCTATTCCACCTTGATAAAATGACTCAATATAGTCATCAAAAGTAAATTGTCCAGCTCCAGTTGATTGCATCCAATCTAATGGAGACGAGCCAGCAGTAATTGCTGTTGCATCAAGCATATTGACAACTCCATCGTTGTTCACGTCAAATCCTTGACCCATTGCAGATAATCCAGGTTTTGGGTTATTTGGATTCATCATAAAATTTTGCCCCATATAAATATTGCTTGGATTTTCAAGCTTATCCGTAGGTTTAGGTCCACCCATGTCCATAAAATCTTGTTGCATAGGAAGTTCTGATGGCCCTTTTGGCATAGGTTTATTAAAAAAGTTTCCAACACCTTGAAATCCAGGTTGCATAGGAAGATTTGATGGGTTTGGGTTTTTTGGAAAATTAATTTGATTGTTTGGCATGCTCATTGTATTAATATTTTGATTGGTATTTTGCATACCTTGCGTTAAAAAACTTGTAAATGGTCTGTTATGTCCTGGTAAATGTGGCATTTATGCTTTTCCTTGTATTGAATCTTCACCGTAAATATACACAATATTATCGTCTAAATCAAATTCACTATCGCATTCAGGGCAAATCCAACCTAGAACCTTTCTTTTTACGTTAATTATGCCAATTCTTTTGGTTGCATCAGCATCAAAATACAAGTCATAATCGCATACAGGACAAGGGTCTTTGTCTCTACTCTGTTTCTTTGTGTCCGATGAGCTCTGTTTTGCTTCCATCTTTAAGTGCCTCCATTTGTTCTGATGTAAAACCTGACCATACAGTCAATTGTTCTTGTTTCGTTTCTGTGTCAAATAAACCAGAAATTTTTGACAACGAGTCCAATGAACGTAATTTATCAGAATCTTTGTCGGCAAGGTCTGCAATATCCTTATATCGAGACACAATCCAATTAGCTGATACGTTTTCTTCCTCCAATACCCTCTTTATTTCTTCTTTTACCATCTTTTTAACCTCATCTTTTTTCATTAATTGTTTGGCTGAGTTGGCAATGTATTCACTACTCTTTGAATTCTTGAATACTTTTGCGTATGCCTGTGAGATTCCCATCCCCTCAGCCACATATCTAGCAAAAACAAACTCTTTTGGCTTTAATCCATCCTTTTGATATTGCTTAAATGCTTTATATGTCCTTGAAAATGTGTAAATGTTCTCAGCAATGCCATCTTCACCCAGTAATTTAATGTTATGATTGTCTACCCTGAACGTACCTAAGACAGTTCTTGAGCATTTTGTAACTTTTTTGGACATATTTATCTTTAAATCGTAACATTTTAGAATTTGACACACGTTTTGGTCGTCTGTAACTACCCATTCACCCTCCTTTGCCTTACGCCAGTTCTCGTTTAATGGCTCATCTGGGTGATGAATCCGAAATTCTTGTATAGAATCATACAAATAATTCTTTTTTCCCTTAATTACTTTAAAATCCATGAATTAATATAAGACATATTTGGTTTTAAAAAAAATTTAACATAAATTACACCTCGCATAAATGGTTTGGTTTGAGACTTGTTGCGTTTATGTTAGAAAAAGTAGCTACAATAAGGGGTGAATCAAAGCTACAGGCCAACTCGAAGACAATTGAGGCCGATTCTAGGGAAATAACCCGAAACTGATGATTGTCCGTGGTTTTAGTTTATTTGCTATAATCATATCCGATGGCAATATGGCTCCGAGAGTCTAAATTGCAAAGGATTTAGAGAACTCTAGTAAGTGCTAGGGGTAATATCTCTCTATCCTTTCAACAATATTCACCAAGAGTCTATTAATAAAATATTTTGTATATTATATATTATAATAAACAAGGAGAAAAATGAAGATTAAAGGCGTAAACTTAAAAGATTTAACAAAAAAACAACAAAACGCAATGAAAAGACATTCTGTTCATCATACAGGAAATCATATCAAAGCTATGGTAAATGCAATGAAGAAAGGTAAGACATTTACACAATCACACAAAGATGCAATGAAAAAAGTAGGTAAATAAGAACCTAAAAACCTCACCTAAAGAAAATCTTAAATTAAAGTTATAAAAAGTTGAAAAATAGTATTAGAATGTGTGTG